ATCGGGACCGGGGTGAGGCCGGTGATCTCCTCGTTGGCGGTCAGCCGGACTATCTTGCCGAAGGGACTTTGCGCGGGCAGGCCGCCCTCCAGCTCGAAAAGCTGCGGCGTATCGCCGGGGCGATGTTCGAGGGGCGTGTAGGTCTGCATGGGACGGGTCCGCTGGTGATGGCAGGTCAGCAGCGCCGCGAGGTCGCGGTGGCTGATCGGGCTTTGAGCAACAATGGTCTTGCGAGACGCGCTTCCTCAGGCGAGGCGCACTTCGAGGAGCGAGATCGCGGTGATCGAGCCCAGCCGTTCGAGATCGAGGGTGACGTCGAGGGTGTCGGCGTCGAAGCGGACGGGCGTGTCGAATTCGAAGCCAGCCGTGACGATGACGCCGGGATCCGGCGCGGCGTCGAAACTGACAATGCCGGTGGCGATATCTGCCGACCAGCCTGTGAACTGCTCGGCCCCATTCAGCGCGACGCGGATGGTCCCTGCGACGGGCTTCACGATACGCCGCAGATAGGTCTCTGGGCCGGAACCATAGGCTTTTACGAGGGCAAAGCTGGTGGTCGTCCCGTCGCCCAAGCCGATTGCTTGGTCGAGTTCCGACACCCGCACCGAGGGCAGGCAAGATTTGTAATCCGACCAGTCTTTGAACCGAAAGGCCTGCAAGCGGCCGCGCCGAGCCTCGAAAAAGGCGACGGCCCGGGCGAGATCATCGGCGCGGCGGATGCCATAGGCGACATCGAAGCGGCGGCGGGACTGGGCCCAGGAGGAATTGCGTTCCTCGAAGCCCGAGGCCAGTTCCACCACTTGGGTGCGCCGTTCCGGGCCCCCGCGTGCCCCGCGGCTGATGTCGTCGGGGAAACGCTCTTCGCAAAAGGTCATCGCCGATAGTCCTTGGATTTATTGATGGACGCGCCTCAGGTCGGGGCGCCTCTTGGTGTTCAAGCCTGATCACATGCCCCGTCGCCCGAGCGCGACCGCGCGGGCGCTGTCACTGGCGACCTGCGTGCGCGATTGCCGGAAGCTCTCGGCATCGCGGGTCTGGATGGTGACGTTGATCACTGGGGACGCGTCTCGTCCTGCGGCACCAGCGCCATAGGCAGCAGCTTCGCGGCGCGAGAGCACCCGTTCCCCGCGTTGCAGGATCGCAGGCACTTCGTCGGGTTTGAGACCGGCCCAGCCGCCCTGATGCAGCCTCGGCGCCGTGGCAAAGGCCATCGCCGGGACCATGCGCATGGGCGCTGGACCACCGACAATGCCACCCTGATGCAGGATGCCCGCGAAGAGACCGCCGCCGCCACCCAAACCACCAAGCGCGCCCGAGAGCGCATTGGCGATCGGGCCGAGGATGAAGCGCCGCGCGGCGATCACCGCGAGATCGGCCAGGATCGAGGAGACCAGGCTCTTGAAGTCGAGCTTGCCAGTGGTCACGAAGGTCCGAAACGCGCTTTCCGCCGACTGAAACCCCGAGACCAGCGATTGACCGAGGCCTTTGCCAAGATCCATCGCCTCGCGGGCATAGTCGGCGAGGCTTTGCGCGACCGCGCGCCAGCCGGTCGCAGCTTGTTCGGCAGCTTGCGTGGCGGCGCCTACAGCGCCTTGTGCCGCTGCACCTGCCTCGTCTGCAGCGTTACCTGCCGCGCCGGCCGCATTAGCAGTATCGCCGAGCGCTGCCGTCGTGCGATCGGCTGCCGCGGCCGTCTCGTCCAGCGCCGCACTGCCCTCGGAGCCTGCGGAGGTGACAGCAGCCTTCAGAGCATCCCAGGCGGTGCGCGGCCGGTTTGCGGCCTCAGAGAGCATGGTGGCCGCTTCGGAATAGCCATCCGCCCGACTGCGCGCGGCCTCGGCCATGCCGCCGAAGAGATCAGGCGCCTCGACGTAAGATCGCCCCATCGCCGCGCGAAACGCCTCCGCCGCCGCGTTGCCGGTTGCAGCGGCCGCCCCTGCATAGGGGTTCTCGATCCCTCCCAGATCAACGGGATCGAGCGTGCCGATCCGGACACCGCCTTCGCCGACGGCCCAGTCTGGCAAGAGCGACAGCGCGCTGTTCAGCCCTTCGATAAAACGGTTGATGCGACTGACCACGGCATTGAGCATGGCCTCGACGCCGTCGATCAGCCCATTTGCCGCCTGGTAGGCGAAATCCCCGATGGTCTGGGGCAGCGCGCCCCAGATCGCGACCACCGCATCAAAGCCCCCTTGGAACGCCCCGATCGTGGCATTGGCCCAGCCGGTCACGGCTTCCGTCGTGCTCTGCAGCCCTTCGTAGATTGCGGCTTGTGTACTGGCCCAGCCTGCCTCGACGCGCGCCCAGGCGGCAGAAGCCGAGAGAGAAAGCCGTCCCCATGCCTCGGCAGCCACTTGGCCGAGCAGGCTCAAGGCATTGCCGACGCCGCCGACACTGCTGACAAGCCGGGTGAACTGGTAGATCAGCTCGCCCGCGCCGACGATGAGCGCCCCGATACCTGTTCGGATGAGCGCGCCGCGTAAAAACACAAGCGCGGTCGCCAGCCCCCGGACAGACAGGGCGGCCGCGGCCATGCCGGCCACCCAGCGCCCGGCGAGGAAGGCTGCGAAGGTGGCAGCATAGGTGCCAAGGCGCGTGAGATTGTCGAGCACCGCTGTGAAAGCGCGGTTGATCGGGCCGCCGGTCTCCGCGAGCCGCAGGAAGGCTTCGGCCATCGCGGTGACCGCGGGGGCGAGTGCTGCCCCGATCTGCACCCGCATACCCTGAAACACCTGGCCCACGCCGATGAGCGCGATCTCGGTGCGCCGCAGCGCGGACAGCGCCTCGCGGTCGAGGACCGTGCCAAAGCCGGCCGCCCGTTCGCCGAGCCGTGTCATCTCGGCCCCGCCATTTTGCAAAAGCGGGATGAGCCGTGTCGCATCGGACGCCATGGCCTCGAGATAGAAGGTCATCTCCTGTTGAGAGAGGCCGGCGCGCTCAAGCGAGGTGACGTAAAGCTGCAGGGCCTCCGGGCCGGAGAGGCGCGCGAATTGTTCTGCCGTGACACCGACGCGCGGTGCGATATTCTCGAAGAAATCCGCCATCGGGCCGCCACCCGTCTGCAGAAAATCGCCAACCCGGTCGTTCACGTCCTTCAGGATATCGGCAAGCTTCTCCTGCTCGATGCCCACCGTCACCGATGCCGCCGACCAGCGCTGGAACACCTCGGGCGTGGCATTGGCGACCTGGGCAAACTGCTGGATCTGCGCAGCACTCTGCGCCGTCGTCCGCACAATGACGGCCAAGGCGGCGGTGGTTGCGGCGGCAGCTGCGCCCATGGCGACACCGACGCGCCGCGCGAAACCCGCAAGCCGCGTGTTGGCCGCCTCCATCTCGCGCGACAGCCGTCCAAAGCCTCGCGCGCCGGCGTCGCCGACACCTTCGAGTTCCGCTCGGACCTGCTTTCCGCCCACGGCCGCAAGGCGGACGCTGACGCGCTTCTCTGCCATGGGTCGGATCCTTCTGCGGAAAACTTCGTTCAAAACGCGAACGAGGTCAGGAGGAGGCGCTGATCACCGACCGCCCTTCTTCATTCAGCTTGCGCACCATCACCGCTTCGATGGGCGGCAGCAGTTCGGCCACCGCCAGAGGCGGAATGTCTAACGCCCCGGCCATGGCAAATGCCGCCGTCATATCCCAGCCGATGACGATGGCGTTGTTCGCACCGGAAACGATGCGCAGCTGGCCACCGAGGCGCTGCACGAGATCCCAGACCGCGATGCCTTCGCGGGTCAGCGGGCGGTTTTGCCGCGCCGGGCAGTCTTCGCAGCGGCTCGCGCAGGCGGCACAGTAGCGCTCGCCCCCGCCGAAGACCCAATCGGCAAGGGCGGTGAGACGTTTTTTTCTGCGTCCAAGAGCAGGCCCTTCGAGACATAGATCGTCTGGAACGCCTCGAAGACCGGCCAGATATCCAGCAGCGCGTCGATCGCGGCGGGGCTCACCGGCAAGGGTTGGCCCTCGGCATCGCCCACACCCTCCCAATCGAGGATGGCTTGCCGCGCCAGCGCCTTGGCCATGGTCAGCGCCAAGGCTTCGGTGGGGACGGCGTCCTCGCCCTCTGCCGCAGCGAGATCCAGTGCCGGATCGGCACGGGCGGCAACCATCAGCGCGGTGGTCAGCGGGCGCAGCTGGAGGCGCAGGCCAGGGATCAGGTCGACCCAGCGGGGCTCATTGGTGAGATCCAGTGTCAGCATCTTCAATACGCCTCCACCGCATTCACCAGCGTGACCCGGCACATATGACCCGCCGTGGCATCCTTGGCGGCCTGCCAGTCGAAACTGGCCTGAATGCCCTGCGGCCCGGGGATCTCGACCCGAGGCCGGGGCAGATAGACCGCCGGCACCTCGACCGTCAGGCTTTCGCCCGAGGGGAGCGCATAGCCGAAGCTCAGCGCGCAGGCCTCGCCCGCGATTGCCTGGTCGATCAGAACTTGATCGGCAAAGCGCACCTCCAACCGGCCGGTCAGCGCCGCCATGCCGGGATCGGCGCCTTCGATGCGCCCGTCGTTGCGGATGGTCTCGATCCGGTCGATGCCATTGGCATAGGTGATCTCGGCCGAGACGATATTGCCGAGCGGCTGGCCATTGCGGGTGATCGCCCCGTGGAAATGGCCGAACCTCCGAAACGCTGGCACCTCGGGCGTGCCGATCGTCGAAGCCGCAGCGACGCTTTCGCCCTGCGCGATCAGCCGGGCGGTCGCCGTC